CACAAAGAAAATAGAACGCTTACAGTAATTAAATATCATTCATCTGGGTATGATGTTTCATGCGATTATCCAACACTGAAATCGCCGTTTTTTGTTACCAAGTCTCTTTTTTCTAGAATAATTGAGAAGAAAGAAATAAAAACGAATACCGAAACAGTTATCGAAATTGGCCGAGAGTATAAGTTAAAAACCCAATTACCGACATTGAACGGAGCGATTCTGCATCCTGCTGGATCATTGATACTAGTTCATGAAGTTTATGATACTTGTGCAGTAAAAATTTCTACACATGATTTTGAAAATAGACTTTTTTATCAGTGGGTGAGTAAAAACGAATTTTTAAAAGCAATATACGGCTCCACCACGGAAGAGCCGCCGTTTGATTATGAAGATATAGTCGTTGGGCGCAGTTATCTTGTCACTCACAAATTCCAATATTGGAAGTATTTAGACGGGATTCGTCGGACCCCTACAAATTATACATCTCCGCTGACTTTTGCCGAAATCGGCGACATAATATTTGTAAGCTTTAGGCATCAGTCAAAAGACATTCTAGGTATCACGGTACCTTCATTCCCTACTCCGGTATATTGTTATGCTGATGATTTTAATTGGTGCACAGAATATCACGCAACAGACCAAAAATTTGACGTTGTAATTGACAAAATAGATGGTAAAATATCTGAAGGGTGTAAAACAGTAAAAATCAAACTAGAAGATGGAAATGTAGCAGAAGATGAATTTATTCATTGCCCATTGGGGCGTCCGATATTAGAAGATGTTGTCTTGCTGGAAGACACGCCTTCATACAGCAGAGAAGATGACCTTATAATGCACTTAAAACATCCTATTAAAAAAGGAACTATGGTTGACATATTTGCGACAAATTCTGACTCTTGGAGTGCTGCTTTCTGGAGAAATGGCAACGGCGAAAAATCAAAATGGGCCTTTGTCAAAACCAAAGAAATCTTTGATGCCATCCCGAAAAGATACAGGAATGTCAAGACACGAGACTAAACTTCCGAAGGTTGGCGCTTACTACATAGCCACGCTCAAATCCCATTGTATGGGACATACTGTTGAGCGCAATGATGTTCTATATGTTAGAAAAATAAGAAACGAGCAGTCTGGCATTAAGGTTGTTTGCTCTCTTAACTACGATACTGAAATTCTCCCCCCTATGCCCGTAGATAATTTTTTCAGTTTTACAAAAAAAACAAATGAACACAGCGAATGCGTTAATACAGGCAAAGTGTATAAAGTTAAAAAACCATTAGATGTTGTGTGGGCTGGAGCAGGAGTAGTAAAGTCCATTGCTGAGCCTGGTTTATATCGTGTTATTTGTAAAGGAATAGGGAAATTTAAAGATAAGATTATTATTGAAGATTATAAAAATGCATTTGTCATAAGAAGGTTCCTCTTATGGGAATGTTATTTTCACTCCAATGCAGTATTTCAGGAATTTGTTCCTCTCAAAGTCGTTGCCAGCGACGATGAAAAACCAGAAGAATGCGAAGAAGAAAAAACTGTTTCTGTATCTATAGAAAAAATCACTTTACCAAATATATCTGATGGATGCCAGGTCAAAAAGATTAATCGATCAAGCAGTGAGTCTTATCCAGAAAATGCTACTACTAAGGTAGACCAATATGTCTTTATGCTTGCCAAAGATATAAAGGCATATGATTTTGTTATTACTCATCACGATAAGCGCGAAAAAGCGCAAATCCATTTTAACGGTGATTACATCACCATGTTAAAGGGAGCGGAAATAGCAATACCCAATATTAAAGCGGTTAAAGTATCAAATGTTCTATGCGTTCTTGTTAAAACTCAACCAACAGGAGCAGAGTGGTACGCTAAATTAGATGAATTAAAAGATGCGTTCGTTGGCAGCAATTTTGACGAAAGGCATAGTAATGCCATACAAGCGGGAACAATATATGTTTCTATGACTAAGCTCAACCTTATGTGCACCAATGGGGGATATGGAGTTGTCGCTCATAAAGGCACTAAGTTCTACGTTAAAAAAGTCACCGGCCATACCGTAATAATGAAAGACATTAGTAAAAAATACGGCGATGAAGTATTGGGATCTGTAGAATACCTAAAAGGAAAAATGAGAGCTGCAAATAAAGAATTGAGACAATTACTCAATCTTTAAAAATTATGCAGCTCATGCCATTCGCTAGTTAGACAACTACTGTGTATACAATGTAGCCCACTAGTCCAAGTATAATGGCAATCAATCCGATATTCATTCCTTTTTTTGACATAGAATCGGATACACGATCCTGCATATCTGCAAGTCCCTTAAATTTTTCTTTCTTGCCTTCGCATACCTTGACCATGCCAGTAAGTGACTCTTGCTTAGAGTCAACCATCTTGCCGTCTTCATAGACTTCAAGTTTGGTTTCTAGAACAACTGGAACAGCAGAGATTTTCTCCACAACTCGGTTCTTAAGTTCCATTGGAACTTTTTCTACCCAAGTTTCAGTAATCCGTTCAATGACATTTCCTTGTTCGTCTTTAACTTCTCTAACTCTTGTTTCTACTTCTTTGTCTGTCATTGTATTGTTCCTTAAGGAATAATTAAATCGCTTGTTATTAACGTATAAGGCTCTTCAGTAATCTGACTCGGATTAGTGTTGCTGCCTGAATATATATATGTGGTTCGTTTAGCAAAATCCCCGGCAACTGCGCCAGCAGGATATTCAATGATCTGAGTAATTCTATTAGATCCATCAATAGTAATTTTCTGGAAATTAAATATTCCAGAACGACCCTTAAACATCTGATAATCGCTTAGTAAGTTGGCGGTCGTCCAACTTTGGTTATTAATCGCATTTCTTATGATAGCAAGGTCAGCAGGAACGCTACCGTCCAACTGTATTAGTGTTGCGGCAGAATCGGGGTAAGCATTAGCGTTGGCTACCGTATGTCTGGCAAAATAAGTAGGAATTTCGGCTACGCCAGCGTAGGTGTTGAACTTAAGCGCAATTTCGGCCCCAGTATTGGAAATATAAGTTCTTATTATGGTTTCCATATGCTGATTTGCAACTTGAATTCGAACGGCGTTAGCATTTGTTACTGCCGCAGTAAAATATGTCGCAAAAGTGGCATTGGCTGTTAGGGCGCTAACAATTTCTTTGGCCTGTGCTGCCGCTGCGCTTGCCGCAGTTGTAGACACATCTATGGCCAAGGTTACATAGTTTTTGGTGTCAAATGAATAATTGATGGTAAGAGTCTTGTTAGACGATACATTGTATGTCTGGGTGTTCCAGCTTACGAAATCGTGACGATTATTTCTATTACCAGGAACATTAAAATTTAAAAGTAAGTTCCTATCCCCGAGTACCATGACTCCGGTATAATCAGCATTAAACACATTTTGAAAAAACGGCATTTCTATAGATTCCTTAAGCGGTATAGTTTATTTATTACTATAGTAAGGATTTCATACAAATTACTTCATCATCTGCTGCATATGAGTAGAATCATTCTTAGAATCTAAAAGTTGATTCTCTAAGAATATTTCCAGATATTTCCCGTCCGATCCGCCTAGTTGTTCGGCATCCTTTATTCTCTGGGTATAATTTGCCACAACCTGTTCTTCCATGCCTATGGCATATTTTAATAATGACGTAACATCAGTTAATGTAGTGGCTTCTATATAATCTGCCGCCTGTTGATCTGGCGGAACGGCCATATACCCTAATGTAAGCAATGCATTATAAAATTCCCTAACATGACTCATTTCGCTTTTAGCCGCTTCGGAGAAAAATTCAGAAAATTCTTCCCTATGTAGTCCAGAAACCGCGACCGACGCCCACAAGTAAAAATTCATGTGATGGTATTCGTTTTTTAAATCACCGATTAGTAAATTTATCATTTGAGATTGATTCATTTTAATTTCCTAAAGTAGAAGTATAACCGGCATGCTGGCAATAACCCGTAATTGATACTGGCGCATAATATGCGTTTGTCGTACAAGTTGGCGTTAGGGTAGCCGAAGTAGATGAAGTGGATCCCCATCCCGTGCCGATTGTGTAAGAGTTTACATTAACCGTATAAATATTCGCATTTGAATTTACTTTTTTGACAGGCTTATTGCTTGTATAGCCAACTGGATATGGATATGGCGTTGATATAGTCGGTATATCTAAATAATCATACAATATATCTGACGCATATCCACCTATGGCATTTCGCCTAGGCACCTTGACATCTATCTTTGTTCGGCTCCTAATCCACGACGTACCGCTATTCGCTAGTGATTTTATTAAGTCAAGATTGATTATCTTCATTTAATTCCCCGGCGTCAATATCCTCAGAGTCCATTTCACGAGCATAATTCGATATATGCATGTTATACTTAACTATATCGTCATCTGAAGGCTCGGGCAATAGTGACATTTGGCCTTGTTGTGGATTTTGTTCGCCTTGGGATTCTTGTCCCATTTCTTGCCCCTGTCCCTGTGCTTCGGCACCGCTCTCTGGAGATAAGTCTGTCATCGGACCTCCTGCTTCTGTGCCGATTTCATTAGTCGGAGATTCTTCCGCAAGTCCCAAAAATCTAGGATTAGCAGCCATTGCAGCAAGCTTCATTTCATCCAGTTTTTGCATCTTGAGTCTGGACACTAGTTCTTTTGATTTTTCTGGTTCTATTTTTAGAACTTCAACCAAAATATCGTAGTCGCTCATTAATCCTGCGCCTTTTATGGCAGACGCTCTATTGAATCTTGCTTCAGTAACTTCATTTCTGCTAATTTCGCGCCAGTCAGAAGATGGGGTAATCTTAATTCTTAAGTCAGAAAATTCATGAGCAGGAAAACCTAGTAACTCCAAGTGTCTCTTGCATAACTGTCGGATACCCTGCGCGACGACCATTTGATGTCGCTCAATTCGCTTAGCAAATCTAATGTCCTGTGATGATAAATTTAATCGTGTTAACGCAGGATCTTCTTGTGCCAAATAACTCTTGGGCAATCCTAGCGCAATCAAAAGTTTATTTCTAAAATATAGAATATCATCAATCTGATTCCAGGAAACGCCTTCGTTTAATGTATCAATTCTGGTATTGTCTCCGGTCTTTAGTGGAATCCAAAAATCTTCATCAAATGAAACCGGATTCCAGCGTTCTTCTACGCCAGATGAATTAAGACCAGATGCTGTTCTATTATTAAATACTTTCTTTTTACGAAATTGCGCCATGACTCTTTCAATGGCAGATTCTTGTTTTGCCGGTGGCATTTGACCAACATCAATATAGAAAATACGTCTGGATGGGCTGCGGGTAAGCCTATAAACGGTCATTGCATCTTCCATTAATCGCAGTTGGTGCGCTGCTGATTTAGCTGATTCTAGAATAGATTCTCCATATGGATAAAACATTCTTCTATCGCCGCCTAAACGAAAATGTACAATCTGTTGCGGAGTGAATCTAATCGCTCCGCTTGTGCTTTGTGCCAAGTCTGGATTGGCTAATGCCTGAATATCTGCGCCAGTTCCACTCTGCTGAAACTCTAGAAGCTTTCCTCTAATGGTTTCAATTCTATACATTGTTGCTGCTGGTAAGGACTGTACTTTGAGAATACCGTCTTTTGGTGATGTTGGGTCAATAACTAGTTCCCAGAATTCATCGCCATATAAGCATAGATTGCGATGCGATCCCCACAAAGCATCGTCCATTTCTAAATCTTCATGACATAATCTTTCGCAAAGTCTTTTAACATCCTTATTCGCCGTGTGTATTTCTAAGCAGCGACCGTTCTCGCCTAACTGACAGTTATGCATAATACCACCATTGGTGCAAAAATTTTCATGCTCTTGCACAGATAGATCATATACATCCATCACATCATGTGGTATAACTTTAGCTACCCTTAGTTTGTCTGGATAAGTATCGTTAAGTCTACGAATTTCTTGTAGCGAAATATTCTTATTGCGAACTTGTTCTCTAAGTCCTCTTACATGAATTCCTATAGAATCTGCAACTTCCTGCAACGACATTCCTTTAGTAAGCCCTTGCGTAATCTGATGCTCTCTGATAAATTCCTGAGGCACACCTCCTGCTTCCCACTCTGCCACTAGTAATTTTTCTGTCTGCCATCCAAATCTAGCGCTCTTAATTCTTGGAAATCTATTTTGAGTCAACTTCTTCATACTAACAAATGGTTGGACTCTGTTGAATTGCATCGTCTCATCGCCGAACTGCAAATCTCCTGCCATGCACCACGTTCCATCTGTTTTTAATATACGATGATCTGGTGTTAGAACGACTTTTCTGCCATTACTAAAAATTACTTGGACTGTTTCGGCTCTCTTAACAAGTCTTGGATGAAATGCCCATCCAAGAGTATAATCCTTCTTCTTAAAATCATAGCAATATACAAGGAACAGTTCATCTGGCTGTTTTTCCTGTGCCAGTTGTTTAATTTTAATCTTTCCAAATGGAGTATAAACCTTTGTGTCCCCAGATACACAACATTCATCAGCATATATGGCTAAGGCAGTTTCAATTTCTACCATATTTCTAAGACGCTCAAGTTCCATATACCTGCCGTTGCGTGCCTGATTACTTACAGATAGATCCACTAGGTCGGTTGTGTCTCTAAGGGCAATAAAGCGATTGCCCTGTAGGGCAGAATTATCTTTTAAAGACAATGCATCGGGCTGAGTAATACCAGCGGGTTGTATTCTGTCTAAACTTGTGATCTGCGCAACAGGTGGTTCTGTAAAAGAACCGCTGAATGCTTTAAATGGTTGTAGCCAATCTGCCATAAAATTATTCTCCGAACTAACTTAGTTATAAGTTATATATTTGTTGAAAAATATCCTTGAAAACCTACTGTTTTATCTTATCTCATGAAGGAGCTGGATCTCATTTGCTCGCTCGTATATTAAACTCAACTAAAAAAGTTGCTTGTTTGACTGATAGCCACATAGCCTATGCTGGGCCTGAATCCCTAGAAACGTTAAATTATGTAATAAAAAATCATCCCTGTATCAATGATGATCTCCCGATTTATTGCGATACACTTAATCACAATACTGATTTATACTACAACAATTTATTTGATTTTTGTAAAATTATATTTCTCACACGACAACCAGAACCAACTTTAAAAGCAATCGCAACTAAGAATGCATATAATTATTACAGGTTTCGTTTACGAAGATTATATGAGTATTCTAAAAAAGCAAAAAACTCAATATGCATTACTTATGATGAAATTGTCAACAGACAATGTTTTCCATTAATAGAGTCATTCCTTAATATAAAAGACCCAATTAGTGATTATTATGAAGCTTGGCCAACAGATGGCGGTGAGTTATCAGAAGGCAAGATATTAAGAAATATAAAACAGCCAAATGTTTATGTGCCAGTAATTCAATCTAACAAATATGAAAGATACCTAAACGCTATCAGGCGGAACTCCGGGAATTTTATGTAATTCTGTGATGGCCTTTAACTGCGCCTGCCATTCTTCATTCTTCTTTTTACCAGCTTCTTGCATTTTTTGATGTGCAGCAGTAATATTGTTGTTTTTCTTAATTAGTTTAAGTAATGAACCGGCGGCCATTGCAAGATATGACTTAGCTTCTATTGAGGCAATATCTCCAGATAGCATGCGGGCCGCTTGGTTAATAACATCGATAGTTTTTTCGTAATTCATTAGATTAATCTCTAGGCTAGTCCACTAACCGAATTTGTTAATACTTCACAAGCAGTAAAAATAAACGGCAAAACGGCCCATCCAAATTCTTTTAAGACATCATTTCCAAAGCGCGCGGCCTGATGTTGTTTAAACATTGCTTCATTTATATCTTTACCAAATATTTCTTCATTTGGATCTATAATTGGCGGAGGTCCATCTTTGTAAGATGGGTAGCTTGAGCTAAATAAAGTTTCTAACTCTGCTTTGATTGCGCTTATAGATAAGGCATTCGGAGCAATATCCTTAATATGTTCGGCTGATGGAGTATACCTAGCTATGTTAGCATATAACTCACTGCGCACTTGCAGCGCAATCGCTAAGGCCATGATTAAATCATCATGAGTTCCCTTTGCGGCTTCAGGACGTTTCTTAGATGCATTAAAAATAAATGTATTGAACTCTTTGATCAATCTTGTGCTTTTTAACACAACTGTTTTATTCATAAGCGCTGCTTGGAGCGTATCAAACATTGCGACTCTATTTGTGCCACCTGTTAAATATCCTGGCTTAAAACCGTCTCTAACTCTTTTTCCATATAGATGTGTATAAAATAATTTGCTTGTTAATTCAGCCAGCGTAGCAATACCAGGACCGTTGCCTTCAACCACTAAATTTGCGTAATTATAAGATGTAGCAATCTGACTAAGGATTTGGGCATACGTATATGGTGGAATAGAGTTGCTATAAAATTCAGCAACTTGTTCACATTCCGCAACGTCAAAAACTTGGAAGGCACTAAAGTCTCCCTCTTCGCCTACGCCTTCACCGCTATCCGCAGCAATAATATAATCTTTGCCTTCAACAGGCGCTTTCCATATCCATAAAGCGCCTTTTTCCCCATCTCTAGTGGTCGTGTCCCACAGCGGAAATCTTCTAGCCATCGGTGGCGTTCCCCTAGTGGCAAGATCTAAGTCATTAATTAAACTATTGGAAAGAAATGTTTCGCCTGGAGCCAAGAATTGGCGTAAAACTTCTTGACCGAATCTTTTTTCTCCTAGAGCAGATTTTTGTTCTGCTATCCACTTTGGGTTATTGTAATCTGGATGTTCTGATACGTCAATATCAATTACAT